CAAAGTGAATACCTGTTGGTACTTCAACATTGTTTCGTGTGCCTTTTGTTACAGTTATTTTTGCTTTTTCTTTGTATTCAGGACACTTCAAGTGAATATCTAGTTTATTCAATTGAGGCATACCAAATGTGCCAACCATTTCTGTTTGTGGTTTATTAAAGGTTCCTTGCAAGATAACTGATCTGTCTTCTGCCATTGAATCAATGCCAGTTTGGTTACTGTCTCCAGTAATTTTGACAAGATCTAAAAATCCTAGCCCATGCGTATGTTTGACTATGTCTTGTAAGATATCTTTCATACGTTTATTGTATACTCCTTTTTTAAATTAATCAATAGTAATTTCATCTATTTTATACACCGCAGGGTTTTGATTACCAGGTTCTTTAAATATAGCATAGTTGGCTCCTGGTTTAAATTGTGCCATTTCTATAACGTTATAACCTGTGTTTTCTATAATTTTCTTCATTCTATCTTTGGTATTGTAGTTCCAATAACCTCTTTTTGCTTCGTGTAAATCAAAATCAAAATGGCAATCTGCATAATGTATAAAGCAATAACCACCTGGTATTAGTACTCTTTTTATATCAATTAGGTATTGTTGTATATGTTCTTGTGTAAAAAAAGGAAATGTGTCCCAACTAAACACAAAGTTGCAAGAGTTTTGTGGAATAGCTTCACATTTAGTTTTATCAGTGAGATAAAATTTTAAATATTTTTGATGTTGTGGAGGAAATAGTTTTCTTATTCTACGTTCTATTTCAGGTAATACGTCTAAAAAATAATTTAATCTCCATTCTAAAAAACTTTTATGAAACATACCATTTCCTGGACCTATTTCTAAGCTATTATACATATTAGTTTTTGCAAATTGATTAATTTTTACTTCTATCATACGAGTTAACAATTTATCTTTACTTTTTTCTCTTTTCATTTTTAAATCTATACTAAACCAATCTAATGTTTTATCTAATCTATTGATTTCGTCTTGATTATTTGCATCAACAGCCGTTTCTAAATCTTTTAGTATTTTAAGTGGTCTTAAAGCTTCCGACAATTTATTTATAAATAAAGCATTAACAAAATAG